TGTCTTTCCTTCACCGGCCAAAGGAATCTCAAGTTTCAAGAATTCTCCAGCTTTGGTGATTGCTTTCTCAATCATCTTGGCTACTTCTTCTGCAACTGGTTCTTCACATTCGAATTCCAATTCATCGTGGTAGTAACCAATACGGCGAACAATACACCCTTTATACTTGTAGAAAGGACGGCCATAACGATCCCAATACATCGGGCCAAGCCACTTATCCATGAAACAGCAAGCATAATCCATTGCAATACCACCACAACTTTGGAAGATTGTGTTCAACAATGCACTTTTCTTACGTGTCATCAAACGTCTTCCATCAATTGCTGGGAGCCACCTCTTCTGTCCCTTGGTGTTCCAAAACTCTTCCAAGTTATCTTTCAATTCCTTAGTGCCGGGGTTTACATCCCAAAACCTCTCCAGAAGAATCTCACCTTTAAACTCTGGCAAACCAAGAGTTTTGGCAAGCTTCGGCCCACTACAACCGTACATCGTTGCGTAATATCCGTTTTTACTTCTGTCACGGAATGGTTTGAATATTGGATGCTCCTTATCAAATGCAGGATCATTAATATTAAACTGATGCAACACCGGCTCATCATCCCAATAGAACGCAATAACGTTCTTAGAGTGTGGATCACCTTCAAGCAATTCCTTCGCAGTGGCTCCACCATCGTATTTAAACGTATAGTGGCCCTGTACCCTTCCCTCAAGTGCTGCCGCGTCACCAGCAGCGATTTTGAAGCCTTCCTCGCTGGTAAACAGCTCCCTGAACTCCTTACCAAGCAACACTTTATCCGAAGCTTTTGGAACGTTCACGACGATCTTATGCTTCTGTCTGTGTGTTGCTGCGATACCTGTCCTATCTGTTGGAAGTCTACCGTCCATTTCTAGACGAGGGTTATTAATCCAACTTTCCAATACAGCAGCTCGGTTTCGCAAGCTCAGCCACTTCACAACATCTTTAACAATATCACCTTCCATCGCAAGCAGGTTTGGACAAATTTTCCCTTGCTCCTGAATCTTTGGCGATGTTGGGATTAATTGTCTACGACTATCCCTCTCCGGTTTTCCATCCGGTCCTTTCTTGTAGTTCCAGAACACAGGCTCCCAGCCCATTTCCAGAAACCATTCCTTCATATCGTCTTGGTTGCCCATTTCCATAGGCACCTTAACATCGAGTATCTTCCTGCTCTCGATTTCAACTTCCATCCCATACACACGAATGTGGTGATTATCGATCACCTCAGCATTGTGCTTCTCGATGAAGTTTTCCATATGAGAAGAGAAACTTCCATCTTTTTTCCAAGGTTTTGCAGGGATTGTGAAATTACCTTGTTCACCCTTTTTCAATGGGCGAGGAGGAAGCTTCGGCTCAACTTCAGCACGAATCTCTTCCATCATTACAGCAATCCGATCCTTGAGAGCTAGAGCTTTCTCTTTATCAAACTTCCACCCACAAAGAGCCTGACAGGACATGAGGAAGAAACTCTTCTGTCCGCATTTAAAATGTTGTGGAAGTTCGTCAGTCCATTCTCCGTAAGCATCTCGCCATTCATCAAGAAGTGCAAGAAATACTCTTACGTTCACTTCTACGTCTCGTTCACAGTATACACCCATCTGAGGGTGCCACTGCATAAACTCTGCTCCATCTGGAGCATTCTTATCAATCAAGCCAAGCTTAATTGCTTCACCACGCCAATCAATTTTCTGCAACCCAAGACGTTCACCCCAAGGCTCAATACCATGACCTTGACGATCAGGATTAAGATACATAGACAAATAAAACGTGTCTACAAATCTCACTGGCTTGTTGTTAATTGTATCTGGACCAACAGTGAAAGTGATATCCAAGTGCTTTCGCATTGCAAAGATATCATACCCCAACCCGTTATGGAAAACCACCAGAGGATTCTTATATTTATTCATCCACTGATCGAATTGGAGAGGAGCTGCTACATCCCTGAAAGGATAGACAGACAACTTCTCTCCAGTATCCAAATCTCGCAGGTGAATAATCCACATCAGGGTTGACTGGAAGTAGAACCCATTAGCCTCAACGTCTAGTACAAACCCATTCAGTTTCACATTACCTCCTTAAAAATCTGGCAACTCTTTCAATCGTCCAGTTTGTTTGTCATATACAAGCCTACCGGCCATACCTGTACTACCCCACTCTCGGTTTTTAAGTACCCAAAGTTGAACAATGTTAGCCTTCCCATCATCCACCGCTGTAGTGTCCCGCAGAGCAGCTACAACGTTGAAAGACAGCTGAGCAATACCACCAGAGCCACGGAGGTCATCTAGTGTAATCATGCCGCCCTGAGAAGCGCTCTGTTGATTGTTTCCTGTCTTACGAAGGTGAACAACCATAATCACACCAACACCAGTCTCAGTGCAGAAAGCTGCCAACTTGGTACAAATCTTATCTAGCAACTTACGCTCATCATTTCCTTCGTCACTAGCACTTACAACCATCGACAAGTGATCTAGGAAAATAAAATCACACTGTTGAGCCTGAGCAAAATATCTCATTTTATTCAACAGCAAGTCACTATCCAAACTACCGAAGTGTTTGAAGAAGAAGTTACGGCCATTAGCTACAAGTTCTTCATAACTCCGCTTGTAATCATCTGGAGCAATCGAATTAGGCATTGCACGCAGTCGAGCTAGCGGGATGTTATTGTCCAAAGCAATAAAGCTTTGGGCTGTTTTCTCCATCGTCTCTTCAAGGAAGATGTTTGCTACACGGTGACCACTCTTCACAAGTGAATAAGCAAGTTCTCGTGTCAGCGTACTCTTACCAGCACCAGAGGCAGCACAAATAGTTGTCAACTCACCTTTACGCAGTCCGTGCATCTTCTCCTGCAACCCCTGAAACGGAATAGGAGCGCCGGGAGCAAGCGGTGTCATCAAATCCTCTAGGGCGATATCACTACCGTTATAAATCGCTTCAGGAACGAAATCACGAGCGTTCTGGAGCCATGTTAAAGCAGCTCGCGGGATCGCTGGTTTAAGTTGTTCACCGGAAGAGTCAAACACACCCTCAAAGCATTCGTGAGCGTCCTTATATCCATCGGGATAGTCTAGGATTTTCACGCTAGTTACTGGAGCCACCATCTCTGCAATCATGTTAGCTGTTGCTTCGCCAGCTTTATCTTTGTCCATTGCGACAATTACATGATTGAACTTAGACAGGAGGTCCAAGTTTGTGGCAACAGTGATATCAGGCTTTGGCAACTTCTCCCCTGCTCGTGGAAGAGAGGCACCATCCTTGATAGAAATTACTCGATAGTTTTTACCGGCGAGACGATACATCTCACTGAGCGCGAGGGCATCCTTTTCACCTTCAACGATAATCACCATCTGCCCGCCTTGACCAATCGTTTGTTGGCCGAACAGGGTGGCTTTGCTTGGGCTACCGATCCAGTGAAAATCTTTTGTTGCAACTTTTCTTACTTTTGCAGCTACCAGTTTACCATCTTCAGAGTAGTAAGGGTAGTAGACACTTTCAACTTTTCCTGTTTCTTCATTAACACTCACCTTAATGCCGTACTTCTGACAGGTTTCAATGGAAACCCCATGAACTGCGCCAATTGGTAAGGAATGATATACTTCAATTCCCACCTTTTCCACTTTACTCTCCTCCTTCCGTTCTCTTTTCCTACCATTAGCTGATTCATGATAATCACAGACAAAACAATGCCCGCCTCCATCGGAGTAGCGGGCTAAGTTGTTCCTACTTCTGTCACCACCATTTTCAGCGCATTTGGGGCATTGTTCACGCCCCGTCACGCTCGCCATAAAAATCTTCCTCCTCTATTTCCCAACCAACAGCCTCCAATAAAGGTTTTGCTTGCTCATACTCATCTTCTGTGAGTTCGATACCATATCTCTGAATATTGTCTAAATACCAATCCTCATTTGAAATAGTTTCTAGTATTCGAACAAATGTGGCTCTATCTTCACGACAGACATCTTTCTTGCCGATAACAAATAATACTCGACTATACTCAGGATCACTAGAAACTGAAATACATTCAGCACCCCTATAATATTTATTGGCTAGATAGATTTTTCCAGTGCGTAACACATCATTCAACACTAACGCCTTAAGAGGTGGTGCCTCACAACTGTCTGACATAATGACTCCTAACCGTGGCAGTTATATCATCTTCCTTATCTTGCCTGATGAGTTCATACATCTCGAAAACCCAATCAGGCATACTCTCAAGCGAATCTAGACTAAAAACCTCAATCTCTTCGCCCATCGCTTTTAAAAGATTTTCAATTACCTCCAACTCTTCCCCTTTCATCCAGTAAAGGTCATTCACCTTAAGCTCTTCAGGAAATTCATCAAGAATACCCATCGCGTGAATAATATTCTTAAAATTATCAATTTTATTGGGATTGCTACCGAAGTAGATAAGGACAGTTAGAGTGCTTGGCCAATCATCCTTTAAAACGCCTTTGAAAATTACAATAACATCTTTGTATTCTACTTCGGTAACATCTTCAGTCATACTTAACAGTTTCTCCATATGGACCTTCGGCATCATTACCAACAGCAATGAAAGTTGTCGGGCAAATACCGGGGTCAGCCATGTAGCTGAAATAGAGGTCTGTGAACACAAACAATTGCGAAGGTTCAATGTGATTATCACGGAGATAATCAATAACGCAATTAAAATCTGTACCACCACCACCTTCAATCTGATAATTAATCATCTCATCAGAATTGTCTTGGGTGAAAACACGGTCACCATAAACACGAGTGTCCCACTGAATTACACGGACAGTAACTTCCGAAAATTCACGAGTTGCACCATACACCTCGGACATTGCCTTGGTCACATCTTCCTGAGAGAAGCTGCCGGAAGTATCGATGGCCACCATAAATTCAACTTTTTCACCCGGCTTCTTGCCGGTATAGTTGAACT